TAATAAGTGAAGAACTTTCTAAAGAAGTTTTTTCTTTCTATAAAGATAAATCTGTGGAGATGATGAAAGACGTTGGTATCGATGGGTACATTAAATATAAAGTGAAACCATATGACATCTGGGTACAGATGAATAACCAACATACCGATTCTCATCCAGTACATGATCATCATGGTCAAGGATCTTTTGTTTCGTGGGTTCATGTAGTCAAGGCATTACCAGATCAACTAGAAAGTTTTTACTTTGTTAACTCAAGTGGTGATAAAACATATCCACCACAAGAGACTGGTAGAATGTTTGCTTTCCCTTCATGGGCACTTCATGGTGTAGAACCTGCAGAAAGAGAAGGTAATAGAATTATTGTAGCTGGTAATGTATCTTTCGATCGTAGTAAATAACAAAAATTTAAATGGATATTAAAATTTACACCACACCTGGTTGCAAGTATTGTACTCAACTTAAAGAGTTAATTGTACGTGCAGACCTAGAATATGAAGAGTTCCTGGTGAACACACCAGAACTTAAAGAGAACTTTAAATCAAAATATCCTGAGGCATCTACGTTTCCTTTTGTTATTATTGATGAAGAAGTGATTGGTGGTTTGGTCGAAACTGCTAAAATGTTTGTGGTAAATGGCCTTGTCAAATCTAGAAAATGAATCACCACAGATAAATAAAGGCACAGAGCTTATGCTCAGGAGAGAAAAAGTAACGCCAGAAAAACGTGGTGCATTCTTTAATCAAACAATAACTTTCCTGGGAAAAACATTCCATTTCAAATTGGAATTTTCTTGGGATAAAATCCTCAAGGAGTAAGTCATGCAGACATCCGTCATTCTTTTTTTCTCAGGTGCGTTCGTATTTCTCTCATTAATAGTTGGTATTATTGCTGGTTGGCATCTTAATGATGTAATATTTCAATTAACTAATAAAGATGAGCAAGGTGGACACCCAGAGATGTATGACGCAAATGGAGTATGGATCAACGAAGAACTATTATCAGTACGTTTTGTAGACGAGGAGGAGGATGATCATCATTGACATGAATCAGATTATGATTAGTAATCTGATGGCACAATTGAAAAGCGACAAACTGAATGAAAAATTAGTACGACATATGGTACTAAGTTCTCTCAAAGCATATGAACAAAAGTATCGTGGGAAGTATGGCGAGATGGTTCTCGCCTATGACTCTAAACAATATTGGAGAAAGACTTACTTCCCATACTACAAACAAAATAGAAAAAAAGACCGAGCAAAATCTGGTCACGATTGGTCAGCAATTTTTGATCTACTTAATAAAATTAGAGACGAGATCAAAACACATTTTCCGTACAAAGTAGTAGAAGTTCTTGGCGCAGAGGCAGATGATGTCATCTCTACCCTGTGTAAAAACAAAGGTCCAAAAGAACTTATACTAATTCTATCTGGCGACAAGGATTTCATTCAACTACAAAAATATCCTGGAGTTCATCAGTTCAATCCTGTAACTAAGAAGTTTATTGCTTATGATAATCCTCATGCTTTTATAAAAGAGCATGTCATTAAGGGGGACAAGTCAGACGGAATTCCTAACTTCCTATCACCTGATGATTGTTTTGTTAATGGAATAAGACAGAAACCTATTAGTCAGAAAAACTTATCAATATGGATCGAGCAAGACCCGACAAAGTTTTGTGTTAACGATGCTCAGTTAGCAAACTTCCATCGCAATCGTAAGTTGATTGACTTTGATTATGTTCCTGATGAAATTGAGTCCCAAATTCTAGATGAATTTAACTCCATAAATATTACAGGGAAACAAGTACCACTGGAGTATTTCCAGAAGCATCAATTGAATGACTTGATGCAGGATTATTTCTTTCGCACTACAACAAGCTTTAAAAAATGAAACTATTAGTATCTGAAGTGCTCCAAAAAGTGAGCAACGCGAAAACAAAACCACAAAAAATCAAGATCCTTCGCGACTATAATACTCCTGCTTTGCGATCTATTTTAGTAGCTAACTATGACGAGAGTATTGTATCTATGATTCCTGAAGGAGATGTTCCTTATGTTGCCAACGATGCACCTAAAGGAACTGATCATAGTGTTCTAGAAAAAGAGTTCCGTCGCCTGTACCTGTTCTTCAAGGGTGGCAACAACGGACTGAAGCAAGCACAACGTGAGAACCTCTTCATTCAACTACTAGAAGGTTTGTGCGAAGAGGAAGCACAATTGCTATGTCTCGTCAAAGATAAGAAACTACAGAAGAAGTACAAGATTACTCGCGCTTGTGTAGAAGAAGCATTCCCCCAAATTAAATGGGGAGGTCGCTCCTGATGGGTAAAGGATGTAAGATTCTTCATCAAGATTGTGACCCAACCTTGGGTCAAGATAGATCTCTTCCTTACAATAGCTTCTTGATTGAATATATTGTTGCAGGTCTTACGAAGTTTGACATTGCTTCTGGTGCTGGTCAAGTAGATATTTTTGATGACTACTGGGATAAATATCATAGTGATTTAATCAACATGACTCCTACTGAGGGTCGTGTCAATCCTAAAAATTGGAATCCGCCTAGCAAGTCATGAGTATTACGGGTCAGCATAGTAGCAAAAAAAATACTTTTTGTATCCAGTATTGGAAACAAGGTGACCCTGTTAATCCAAAGGTAATGCGTCGTATAAATTCTGATGGCATGGTAGTGTCTGCGAAAACATATGACGAAGTATTCTTTTACTCGGACTTGAAATCTGCATTCCCCGATGCAAAATGGTTACAGGACAATGGTTTTGATATTAAAATCAGAAAATGTAATCTAGGAAGAAATAATAAGTTCTGGTTGATTTGATGGGTGATCACTTTTTATTAAACTTATTTGGGTGTGACGAACAAAAATTAGATGACGAGACATTCATTAGAGAGACTCTTGACAACGCAGCATATTGCGCTAAGATGTCTGTGTTGAATGTTGCATCACATAAATTCTACCCACAAGGAGTGACTTGTGTACTTCTCCTTGCCGAGAGTCACATTAGTATTCATACATGGCCAGAAGAAGGCACCGCAGCGTGTGATGTATACACCTGTGGTAACCCTAGTGATGCACGTTTGGCGTGTGATGTTATTAGATATCAATTGTCTGCCTTAGAGCATGACATGCAGCATCTTAAAAGATAATTAATTGTGCCGCATGCTACACATTGACAACAATAAATAGTTGTGGTATAATTACCATACGTTCATCCCCCGTAAGGAGGACGCAAGTAAGTCGCGGAACGGAGCCGTTCATCCCATGTTAGAACTATTATTCTATTCATCACTCACCTGCCAACAAGCTGATACAATCATGCTTAAGATGAAAGCAAATGAGAATATCTCAAATGCTTTTAAGGTAGAGTTGATAGAGACCGTAAAGGAATCTGTCCCTGAGTGCTTCTGGGACGCACACGACTGAAGGAACGGGGATTAAAAACCCTAACTTCAGGAGACTGACAAATGAACACACTAAACATGATCAAGAAGCAGATCAACAAAGCATCTGCCCTTCACGACGCACAGATTAATCACACCTCATATCGTGGTGTTGAGTATAAGACACGTTGTGTTGAATCAAAGGAAACCCATGGCACATTCTGCTATCGTGGGAAGACCTACAGCAAGTGATAACTTACACGTAACTGAGAAGGGTTGACACCCTTCTTTTTTTATGGTAACATAGGTGCATGGCAAAAACTCCTATGGAAAAAAGTAAACTTAAATTAATTGTTCATAATCTAGAGTTACTGATAGAGTCATTAAAAATTGAGGTTTATTCTGATGCTAGTTCATATCTACATGAAGATGTAGAAGGAAGATATAAATACGGTGAACAATATGACGATGATGGAGACCCTGACTAATGTATGAGGAACTAAACTCATTTGAAGAAGCACTCAAACACTTTGGTACAAGAGTTGAATATACTATTGCCATGGAAATGTCAAGACGTATCACTCCTGAAGATGCTTATCAAATGATCAAGGATGAACTCAAAGAAGTAAAAAAGTGTCGTAAACTATTCAAACAGGAGCAAGAATAATGTCATCACCACGCCAAAAAGATCCATCCGATCCACTCTATGATGCTAATGATAAGTGGAATGAATACAAGGTAGACTTCCATGCTAATGAAGAACACTCACCTGATGAGTGGGATCCAAAGACAGAAGGTAAGATTGCTGACCCACAGAACAGACATCAAGATAAAGTTCTAGATAAATTCTGTGATGACCACCCTGGTTCTCCTATGTGTAAAGTATTTGATGAATAATAATATGAATGTTAAATTAGTATCTGTTACTCCTGATGCTGAGAAAATGATTGCTTACATTGCTAGAGTAAGTAATCCAAGCAATCAAAACAATGAAAAGTATGCAGGTCTACTGAAGTATTGTATCAAGCATGGACACTGGTCTGTGTTTGAGCAAGCACACATGACTCTTGAAATAAATACTAGTCGTGGAATTGCAGCTCAAATATTACGTCATAGAAGTTTCACATTCCAAGAATTTTCTCAGCGTTATGCAGATACGAATCTCCTTAGTGAAGAGATACCTGTCCCAGATCTTCGATCTCAAGATCATAAGAATAGACAGAACTCAGTGGATGATATCAGCCCCGAAAAGAAACTTGCATTACAAGGGACGATTGCAAGACATTTTGCCGAGAGCATTGATCTCTATAATGAGCTTCTGCGTCAAGGGGTTGCTAAGGAATGTTCTCGTTTCGTGCTTCCTCTTGCTGTTGGTACTCGTATTTTTATGACGGGAAATCTGCGTTCATGGATGCATTATATTGATCTAAGATCTTCTAACGGCACACAAAAAGAACACATGGATATTGCAAACGAATGTAAGCAAATCTTTATGGAACAATTCCCAATAGTATCTGAAGCAATGGAGTGGAACTAATGCCTACCTACCCTGTAATAAATAAATCTACTGGGGAGACACAAACTCTCCACATGACCATGAAAGAATATTGTTCTTGGAAGGATGAGAATCCTGAGTGGGACAAAGATTGGTCGCAAGGTTGTGCTGGTGTCGGAGAAGTCGGAGACTGGCGTAACAAAATGAACAAGACTCATCCTGGATGGAGTGAACACATGAAAAAGATGGCAAAGATGCCTGGATCACAGGTGGAGTGGTAACCCATGCCTAGATCAAGAAAGAAGACACAACCAGATATCAATGGTATGTCATCTAAACAGATGAAGAGAAAGAAGCCAATCAATTCTGACTATCTTCTGAATATTGAACCACTGACAGACAATCAGCGAATCATGTTTGAGAAGTATGGTGAAGGTAAGAATATCTATGCTTCTGGTTGTGCTGGAACAGGTAAGACTTTCGTTGCTCTTTATCTGGCACTCAAAGATGTTCTAGATGAATACACACCATACGAAAAAGTTTACATCGTTCGTTCACTTGTTGCTACGAGAGAGATTGGTTTTCTTCCTGGCACACATGAAGATAAAGCATCTCTTTATCAGATACCATATAAAAATATGGTGCAGAGAATGTTTGAGATGCCAGACGATGCTTCTTTCGAGATGCTGTATGAAAACTTGAAGGCACAAGAAACTGTATCTTTCTGGTCTACATCATTCCTACGTGGTACTACACTAGATAATTCTATTGTTATTATCGATGAGTGTCAGAACTTAAACTTCCACGAACTTGATTCAATCATGACACGTTGTGGTCAAGATACAAAGATCATGTTCTGTGGTGATGCACAGCAGTCAGACTTACAGAAGACCAATGAGAAGACAGGTATTCTAGACTTCCAAAAAATTATTGCAAACATGGAAGAAGACTTTTCCATGATTGAATATGGTATTGAAGACATTGTTCGTTCTGGTCTTGTCAAAAACTATATAATTGCTAAACTAAACTTAGGATTCTAATGCATATTTTTGATCATGTTGGGTTAGAACCCGTTGATATGAATGCTGAAATGATTGATGGGAAAAGATACTACCTCACTCCTAGTGGGAATCAGTATCCATCTATCACAACAGTGATTGGAAACAATGCTAAGAAGCAAGCAGGTCTTGCTAAGTGGCGCAAGAGAGTTGGTCAAGATGTAGCACAAGCAAAGTCTAGTCGTGCTTCTGGTAGAGGTACACGCTACCATAAACTGGTAGAAGATTATATTAACAATGAGTTGGACAGAAAAAAATACAAGGACATGCCATTGCCTTGGATTATGTTCGACTCAAGTGTACCTATTTTAAACAAGATAAATAAAGTATACCTACAAGAAGCAGCGTTATATTCTGATTACTTACAGGTTGCAGGACGTGTTGACTGCATCGGAGAGTATGATGGAGAACTCGCTATCATTGACTTTAAAACTTCTGCTGAAAAGAAAAAAGAAGCGTGGTTGTATGATTACTACGTGCAAGAAACTGCATATGCATGTTGTTTGCAAGAGTTGTACGGCATTACAGTTAAGAAACTAGTGACAATTGTTGCTTGTGAAAATAGTGATGTTCAAGTTTCAGTAGTGACCCCTAAAAAAGAATACTTTTTGAGACTACAAGAGTACATCACCGAATACCAACAAAAGCATGGCAAAGAATCTAGAGGATAATTTTATGACCGCTGCGAGATTCTCGCAGGATGTGGAAAAACTAGTGTTAAATAATTCTGACATGAATTATATTGATGCAGTTATACATTACTGCGAAATGAATGAAATTGAAATTGAATCATGTTCAAAACTTATAAGCAAACCACTTAAGGAAAAACTTAAGTTTGATGCTCAGAAGTTAAACTTTATGAAGAAAACAAGTAGAGCTAAACTAATGCTAGTATGAGTAATTTTTTCCAATCAGAAATGGTTCGTGGGGACCTGCAAGAAATGGCGCAACTACAAGAATTTTGTATGCGTTCCATGATGACATTTCCTGTGCTATCTACACAAAAACAACTAGACTATTTTAATGTTCTTGGTGATCTAATCGAGAAACAAAAGATCTTCTACACCAGACTCGCTCTTTCTGAAGATGAAGAGGCAAGAGACATGGTATTATCCATGAAAGATTCTGTCGTTCTCCTTGGTGGAGATCCATCTGACGACATCATGGAGATGTTTGACGGACTCATTCTAAAGGTTGATAAACTTAAAGAAGAGGCAGAAAAGAGATTGGCACAGGGGGGTTGACGCTCCTCTCCAACTCTGTTATAATATCTTTGTTGGGCAGCACAGTACTTAGCGTAAGACCCAACGTAAACCAAATCTAACAAATCTAACATGTCATTCGCAGATCTAAAGCGCAAGTCGCAGAGCAATTTTGATTTCCTCCAGAAGGAACTCACTAAGTCTAGCAATGAAGGAGGTGCCGATGAGCGCCTGTGGAAAGCAAAACTTGACCCTTCAGGCAATGGGTATGCCGTTCTTCGCTTCCTCCCTGCTCCCGATGGAGAGTCTCTCCCATGGGCAAAACTTTATAACCACGCCTTCCAAGGTCCTGGTGGTTGGTTGATTGATAACTGCCCCACCACTAAAGGTGAGCAGTGTCCTGTCTGTGCCGCCAATAACAAACTCTGGAATAGTGGAGTAGAAAGCGATAAAGAGATCGCACGTAACCGCAAGCGCAAACTCTCTTATTACAGCAACGTTTATGTTGTAAAAGATACTTCTAATGCTGACAACGAAGGTAAAGTATTCCTTTACAAGTATGGTAAGAAGATCCACGACAAGATCCTTGCTGCCATGCAACCTGAGTTTCAAGATGAGACACCAGTGAATGTCTTTGATCTCTGGGAAGGTGCTAACTTCAAACTGAAGATCAAAACTGTAGCAGGTTACTGGAACTATGATTCCAGTGAATTTGCATCTCCTGCTGCATTGAGTGCAGATGAAGATGAGATGGAATCAATCTGGAAGCAAGCATACTCTCTGGAAACATTCACTGCTGATGATCAGTTCAAGTCCTACGAGGTACTTGACAACCGCCTGGGTATGGTCTTGGGTCAAATCAGTTCACGTCCTGTGATCGAAGAAGAAGAGTATGAACCTGCTCCTGTCTCCTCTAGCACTGCTGACTTCAACTCACCTGACATCACTACAAGCTCGCCGTTCATGAGAACACCAGAGCCAGTGGCAGAAGATGATGATGCGCTGTCCTACTTCGCTAAACTTGCTTCAGAAGATTGATTAAGTTCATCTGGAAAGGTCTGAATCATCCAGTTACTTATATAAACCTTTCGTTTGTTGGGATGCTGTTGGTGATTCAGTTTGTTCATACTAAAGCACACCTTACTTTAGAAACAGATGTGCATGGTCATGCTTA